ATGAAAAAGCCTGCAACTTTGGCGATTGAGTTTCTTCAATCCCTGAAAATTCCAGAGGGTCCCAAGGCTGGTGAGGCGGTGAAGCTGGCACCGTTTCAAAAGCGGTTCGTCAAGGGCGCGCTTGCCGATGGGATCAACGTGGCCGTCTTGTCGATCGGCAGGGGCAACGCCAAGACGGCGCTGTCGGCTGGCATCGCCTTGGGCGCGCTGATGGGCAAGTGGGATGATCAGCCGCGCCGTGAAGTTGTCATCGCAGCCCGGACGCGGGATCAGGGGCGGATTGCCTTCGACTTCTGTGTCGGGTTTATGCGGTCCCTGTCGGACGAGGAACAGGCGCTGTTCAAGGTGCGGTCATCGCCCCGGCTGGAAATTGAATATCTGGGCGGCGATGGTGGCCACGTCATCCGGGTCTTGGCCGCCGATGGCAAGTCGGCATTGGGCGGCGCACCGACGCTGGTCCTGATGGACGAGCGGGGGCATTGGGAAGCAGACAAGGGCAACAACCTGGAGCACGCGCTGCTGTCGGGTATCGGCAAGCGGGGCGGGCGGGCGCTGATCATCAGCACAAGCGCTGCTGACGATGCGCATCCGTTTTCGGCTTGGATTGATCAGGATCAAGAGGGCGTCTATCGGCAGGAGCATAGGCCACCACCGGGCTTGCCTGTCGATGATCTGGCCAGCTTGCGCCTTGCCAACCCCGGCGCGGCGGCTGGCATCGGTTCAAGTTTGGAATGGCTGCAAGCACAAGCACGGCGGGCCATAGCGCGCGGCGGTTCAACGCTCACAAGTTTCCGCCTGTACAACCGGAATGAACGGGTGAGCGGCGAAAGCCGGGAACTGCTGATCGAGGCGGACGAATGGTTGGCCTGCGAGGTGTCACAGGTTCCGCCCCGGCAGGGACAGGTGGTCATCGGGATCGACTTGGGCGGCTCTGCATCAATGTCGGGGGCGGCGTTCTACTGGCCAGAAACCGGGCGTCTTGAATGTCTGGGCACCTTCCCGGCGCGTCCATCGCTCTTGGATCGTGGCCAGAATGACGGCGTATCGGGCCGCTATGTCGAGATGCACAGTCGAGGCGAGTTGACGGTTCTGGGCGATGCAACCGTACCTGTCGCGCCTTGGCTGGTCGAGGTGTTGCGCCATGTCGAGGGGCAGACAATCGCGGCGATTACTGCCGACCGTTACAAGCAAGCCGAACTTGGCGAGGCTATCGACAAGGCCGGGACTCGCGCGCCGATCATCTGGCGCGGCATGGGCTTTCGGGATGGCGGCGAGGATTGCGAGCGGTTTCGTCGCGCTGCATTCGACGGCAAGGTCAAGACGGTTCCGTCGCTGCTGCTGCGATCTGCCTTCGCAGATGCGGTCTGTCTGCGAGATCCTGCCAACAACCTGAAACTGGCCAAGGCGCGTTCCACCGGGCGCATAGATGCGGCGGCTGCAACCGTGCTGGCCGTGGCCGAAGGCGCGCGCATGACGGGCCGTCCTGCCAAGGCCGCGGGGGGCTTCACATGGGTCTGAGCAAGAGGCGGCGCGACTATCAAAACCATTCGGCACAGGTCTGTCGGACTATGCGCTGGAAGGCCATGCGCATGCTGGCGCTGGAGCGTGACGGCTGGGCCTGTGTCCAGTGCGGCGAGCGGCGCGGCCTGGAGGTGGATCACGTCCAGCCGGTCAAGACGCACCCCGAATTATCCTTTTCTCTGGGCAATCTGCAATGTCTTTGCGGCAAATGCCATGCCCGGAAAACCCGAATCGAGATTGGCTTAGGCCAGATCGACCCCAAGCGCGAGGCTTGGAAAAAGCTGGTCAAGGACCTGCAAAAACCCAACGAGCATAAAGGAAAAGAACATGCTTGATTCCGTTAAAATCACCCGGCGCCAGTCGGAAATCCGTCAAACCCTTGCGGGGCTGGTGGGCAAGGACAACGCCACCGAGGATGAAACGCGCAACATGGGCGCGCTTGATCTGGAATACCGGAACAATGAAACCCGGTTCCGTGCGGCGCTGATCTGCGAAGATACCGAACGGCGCGAAGCGGGGGCCGAATTGGAAACCCGTTCGGATCGTGAGTTTGCCGATCTGGTGGCGGGCTTTGAATTGCGCCAAGTCGCCTTGAACCTGGACGAGGGCCGCGCGCTGGACGGGAAAACCGCCGAGATCGTGCAAGAACTTCGCAGTGCGGGCGGCTTCCGTGGCATCCCGGTTCCGTGGCAGGCGCTTGAACAGCGCAACACGATTGCGGCTGGCACCCCGTCGCCTATCGAACATCGCCCGATTATCGACCGCTTGTTTCCTGACTCTGTGGCAAGCCGTATGGGCGCGGAGATGGTCAACATTCCGCAAGGCTCTGTTGCGTGGCCTGTCACGACAAGCGCCGTTTCTGCGGGATGGGCACCGACCGAGACCGGCAATGTCGCAGGGCCGACCGCCTATGCCACGACCGACCGGGCATTGTCGCCGGATCACAACCTTGGTGTCCAGATGCGGATCAGCCGTAAAGCGATGCTGCAAAGCGGGGCCGCTCTCGAGCAGGCAATTCGTAGGGACATGGCGGGCGCTATGGGGCAGGCGATGGACCAAGCGATATTCCTTGGCACGGGCGCTTCTGGGCAACCTCTGGGCATCATTCCGGGCGCTGTCACCTATGGCATCGCGTCAACCGCTATCGGGGCAGTTCCAAGCTATGCGACATTCCTTGCCGAGGTTGTGGCCTTCATGGCTGGCAACCTGATCACGTCACCGGGCGAGATTCGCGCGCTGATGCGGCCGGAATTGTTCGGGGTTCTGGAAGGCACCTTAAACACGGTTACCCAGACAACCGAATATTACCGGCTGGCCTTCCTACTGGCGGGCCGTGGCGGCACCGGCACTTTCCCGAGCAACATCAGTGTCAGCTCGAACGCGCTTGCGGCACCGACCGGCACCCCGCTTGCGTCCAATATGGTGATGACGACAAGCACGGGCGGCGTTGCGCCGATCTTTGTCGGGGCCTTTGGAAGTGTTGACGTGATCCGCGACCCCTACAGCGATGCACAATCCGGGGGCCTGCGGATCACGGCATTGGCCACAATGGATCTGACGGTTGCGCGGCCTGCACAACTGCGCATCCTGACCGGCCTGCGGCAAGCATGATGTTGACAGGCGGCGCAATCGGGACGCTGGAACTGCGAGCGGCGCGCGACGGTTCGCGCCGCCTGTCAGGCAGCTTCCCCTACAATTCCCGCGCGGTTCTGTCGGATGGTGGCAGGACCGGGCGACCAAGAAAAGAGGCTTTCGCGCCTGGTGCGTTTGCCTATCGGATCGACAAGCCGGATGAGGAGATTCATCTGCTGATCGGGCACGACTACGACCGCCCGCTTGCATCCCGCGAGGCGGGAACTTTCTTTGTGTCCGACAAGCCCGACGCTGTTTCGTTTCAGGCGATCATCACGGCGGAACTGCAACGCGCGACATATGTGCAGGACTTCTTTGCGGGCTTCGCGGCGGGTCTGATCTTGGGCATATCGCCGGGTTTCAGGATACCGCCCGAGCGTGTTGTGCCGAAGGCCGAAGAGACATCCGAAGAGGACCCCGCCGAAGGCATCGCTCTGATCCGCACGATCTTCGCGGCGCTGCTCTACGAATTTTCGATGGTGACGGTTCCTGCCTACAAGGAGACCAAGGTCGAAGAACGTAGCGGCGTGATCATTCCAGCGACTGCGGGCCTTCACCGTACCCTTAACCGTTGGAGGCTTTGACATGGCTTGCACTTTGAAACAGGTCGAGGCGATACCTGCGAACTATCCCGCTGCCCCGGCTGGATTGTCGGTTGCGGCGGCGGCGCTTGAAGCGGAGATGATCTGGCAACGGATCGAAAGCTACATCTGCCACCGCTTCACGGCGCGGGCGGTTGTCTGGACGGTCGAGGGGCCGGGGGATTGGGAACCGCCTTTGACACCGGCAACAGTCTCTGCGGTCGAGGTCTGGTCCGGCACGGCATGGGCGGAAGCCTTCCCCGCTGCATCGCCTCTGGGCGGCTATGATCTGGCCTGCGCAGGACCTTACCGAATCTCGGCAATAGTCGGGGCCGGAACGGTCCCTGCGGCTGTCAGGGGCGCTTACAGGCGGCTTGCGGAGTATTCGGCAGAGATAGGCGACAACAGCATGGTGGCGGGGCACCCGTCGCACACCTCGCATTCCGTCCAGATCGGCGGCGCGATCAATGAAAACTTCGACCGGCCTGTCACCTGGGCGGCGCGGGCGATGATCAACAGCGGCGCGGGCGATCTGCTGCGCCCATATCGGAGGGCTGGCTGATGTGGCCATTCAAGCAAACCGTTGCATCTTCCAACGGTAAGGAAACCCGGTCGGCATCCGGAACGGGATACACCGCCCAAATCATGGCCGCGCGAGAGTCCTATATCAGCGGCGGCTCTGGCGTGGGTGAATTGACGGCCACCGTGCAAAGCTGCGTGACGCTTTGGGAAAGCGGTCTGGCGCTTGCTGACGTATCGGGCACCACCCTGTTGTCGCGGGCCGCTATGGCCCTGTCTGCGCGTTCTCTGGCGCTGCGCGGTGAAGCCTTGTTTCTGATCAGGGATAGCGGGCTGATACCCTGCACCGATTGGGAACTGCGGACGCGCAACAGCAAGCCCACGGCTTACCGCGTGACGGTGGCCGAAGCTGGGGGCGGGCGGTCTGAAACCGCACTTGCGGCAGAGGTTTTGCATTTTCGCATCGGCTGCGACACGGCTGCACCCTATCTTGGATCGGCACCCTTGCGGCGGGCATCGCTGACGGCGGGGCTTATGCAGACGCTGGAAACAACGCTTTCAGAAGTCTACCAGACCGCCCCTATCGGTTCGCAGATCGTGCCTTACCCTGAGGCGGCTGAGACCGAACGGGAACAGCTTGGACGGGCCTTTCGTGCCAACCGGGGGCGCGTCATCTTGCGCGAGTCGGTGAATGTATCGGCGGCGGGCGGACCTGCACCACAACAGGACTGGCAACCCCGCGATCTGACGCCGGACCTGTCGAGGGCGATGAAGCGCGAAAGTCTGGACGCTGCGCAATCGGCTGTGATGATGGTGTTCGGTGTTCTACCTGCACTGGCCAACGGCGCGACAACCGGGCCGATGGTGCGCGAGGCGCAGCGCCACCTGGCACAACTGGTACTGCAACCCATTGCCATGCTGATGGCCGAAGAGGCCACCGCCAAGCTGGGCAATGCCGTGCTGATCGACGTGGTTCGCCCGATGCAGGCTTTCGACGCGGGCGGCAAGGCAAGGGCGTTGTCCACCATGATTGCCGCATTGGCCATGGCAAAAGAGGCCGGGATCGAGGGGGCCGCGCTGAAGGATGCGCTGGCGTTTATCGACTGGGCTGATTGACGAGATAGGGTCCGAACGCGCCCTGCCGGTCTGCCGGTCAAGCGTTCCCGTAAGTCGGTGAGTGGGGAAACCCCGACAAGGCGCGGCCTATTGCGTCCTTGGGCGCGGCGCAGGGCCAGCACGGTGTCATGACCGGGGCTGGCCCATCTATTCGATCCGTTCGACTGTAACTGTGACCCGATGAGCGACATCATTATACTCCGCAGGGAAATGCCACTCACGATCTGTGACCCTGAATGGCCCTGCGGTTTTCCACCAAAAGGTGTCGCCTGTCACCGGAATATGATCCGCTTCTATTTCACCCAAAAAGTCGTCGCCTTCCCGTATGCGCATTCTTGCCATCTGAAACCCTCTCGTGAAAACGCCTTTTTGACTTTGGCTCAAGTAATCTGGAAAAACAACCTTCCAAAATTGGTCCACACCTACGCACGGCTCTGGGCATGTTGGGGGTGACTACATGCCCCCTGCCACCGGGTGGCATTCATCGGCTTGACACCCAGCTTCAATGAAACTATATTCGTTTCAAATGATGCAGGCCGCATCGGATCAGGAGCTTGAAGTTATGAACAAAATGCAAAAGGCAGCGCTGGATTACCTGCGCGATCACTGGGACGCTGGTATGGCCGGTTCGTCTGACGCTGCGACTATTCTGGGCATGAACGTGAATACGCTGAAAACTCGGATCAACCGCAATCAGGCGCTGGTGATGCGCGAGCAAGGTGGCGACGCGGTGAAACCACTTATGGTGACGGGCTACAACCTGATCTTTAACCTGATCCAAGATCGGATGATGCGCTACGGTTTTTCATGGGACACCGAGGGCAAAGCTGCGTTTCAGGCACATGCACACGCTGTTTGGGTTTTGGAGAACGTCCTGGGCGGCGATCACAAGGTGAATGCAATTCTGCGCTTGAACAAACATGCCGACGGCGAAGAAACCCTGCACCTTTTTGAAGACGGCGATGTGACTGACTTTACCAGCGACGCTGCTTTGATTATCCCAATCGGCACCATGGCGGTTCGGATTGCGTTCGCCATGCTGATGCGCAGCGGCGATGCTGACCTTCTGCAAAAGCTGGCCCAAGCCGACTGATGGCCAGCCGTCGCGTCATCCTTGGTGATCGGCCGCCTTCCTACGTCAGCAAAGCGACGCTGGCGGCTGAGTTGGATGTTTCTGAGTCAACCGTTGACGCGCTGGTTCAGCGTGGCGTCCTGCCTAAGCCGGTCAGGGTGGGTGGGTCCGTTCGGTGGAGTTGGGCGCAGGTCGATGCGTCCCTTGCCGCGACCAATACAGCGGCAGAGGCTGATCCATTCATGCAGGGGGTGGCAAATGTCTAAAATATCCCTTCCGCGTCATGTCCATGTCGTAATGTCTCGTGGGCGCGAGTATTTTTACTTCCAGACTGGGCGCAGCACGGCGCACGCAGGCGACCGTATCCGCCTGCCGAACGATCCGACCACGCCTGAGTTTTGGAACGCGATCAAACAGGCGCAGGGATTGGTCGGCCCGGTCCCGACCGACACGATAGGCGCGCTGATCAACGCTTATGAAACGGCATGGCCCGGCCTGCCGCGCAAGCTAACCAAAGGCACGCAAGATCAATACAGGCGTCACCTTAAGCATGTCTGCACCGCATGGGGCGATCTGCCAGCGGCCAGCCTGCGCCCGTCGCACGTCTTGGCCCTGATCGAGAAGATCGGCGCGGATCGACCGGGCACGGCAAATAATACCCTGGACGCGCTGCGCGCCATGTGCCGCTGGGCGATAGGTCCGCGCGAACTGCTTGACCGTGACCCTACCCAGGGTGTTCCGCACTTCGACAAGGGCGAGGGGCATCGGCCCTGGACGCCTGAACAGTTGAAAATTGCCGATGAGCATTTCACCGGCACCTTGCGCCGCGCGTACCTCTTGGGACGTTGGACCGGGCAGCGGATCAGCGATGTGGTGCGGCTGGGCTGGACAGATATCGACGAGGGCGGGTTCAACCTTCCTCAGAAGAAAACCGGCGTGCAGCCGTGGTGTCCGATCTTCCGCGAACTTGAAGCCGAGATGCGCAGTTGGGAAAAGCGGCCCGGCCCGTTCCTCTTGCAGGAAATCGGCAAGAACGCTGGAAGGCCCGTCACCACGAATCAAATGTGGAAAATCTTCGACAAGGCGCGCGAGGATTTTCCCGAACTTGAAGGTGCGGTCTGGCACGGGCTGCGCGCCAATGCCGTGATCCGGCTCAGGCAGCACGAATACACCGGTCAACAGATCAGCGACATGGTGGGAATGTCGGTCGAGATGATCGAACGCTACAGCCGATATGCTGATCGGAAGGCGGGCGGTCAGGCGGTTCTGCGCGACCTACGGGAACGCAAGCAGGACAAAACTGTAAAACACTGA